ATCCAAGACCAGCCGATCCGCAAGGGTGAAACCAAGGCAAAAATCCGGTTGGATCTGGGTGAAATCGTGGTGACGCGCACGTTCACGGCGCAGGAAGACGGAGACTTCACCACGGCGATTCACGTCGAGAACGCCGAGGGCGCGCGGTACCAGTCCCCACAAGCCATGCTCGACAAGCTCGTCGGATCATTGACCTTTGACCCGCTCGCGTTCGCTCGGATGCCCGCGAAGGACCAGTTTCAGACGCTTACCGCACTCGTACCAGGGATCGACTTTGGAGCCATTGACCGAGCGAACAAGGCGGATTTCGAAGCGCGCGCCGATCTGAACCGGTCCGCGAAGGCAGCGAAGACCAACGCCGACGCGATTACGCTCGACATTGAGGGTTCGGTTGAAGGGATCGACGTGACCGCGCTCGTCGCGAAGCTTGGCGATGCTGGTCGCTTCAACGCCGATATCGAGACACGTCGTCAGCGCCGGATCGACGCGGAACTCGCCGTGAAAAAGAGCCGGACCGATGCTCTTAAGACGGAGGATAATCTTGAAGAACTCGTGGATCTTCTCGAAGCCGAGATCGAAGAACGTAAGTCAAAGATCACAGCCGCCAGGGAGAACGCGGCGAAAATTCAGGCTGCTTTCGAGAAGGCCGCTGTCGATATGGAAGCGAAGCTCGCATCAGCCGAACCGCTTCCTTCACCTGTCGATGCGGCTGCGCTCGAGGCCGAGATTGCGGAAGCGAATAAGGTGAACGACGAGGTCCGTTCGCGCTCGCAGAAAATCAAACTCGTGGCCGAACACACCGCACTCCAGGTGACGGCCGAAGCGCTCACCGCCACCATGGAAAAACGGACAGCCGACAAGCAAGCTGCAATCGCTGCCGCTGCGATGCCAGCTCCCGGGATCGGCTTCGGTGACGGGTTCGTCACGCTCGCCGGTGTCCCGTTCGAGCAAGCGTCCGACGCCGAACAGCTTCGCGCGTCTATCTCGATCGCGATGGCGCTGAACCCGAAGCTCCGGGTTATCCGGGTCCGTGACGGCTCGCTTCTCGATGAGGACTCGATGAAGATCCTCGGAGAAATGGCGACCGCCGCCGACTTTCAATGCTGGGTTGAGCGCGTGGATTCGTCCGGCAAGGTGGGCTTCGTGATCGAAAATGGAAAGGTCAAGGGTCAAGATGAGAACGTCAGTAGTGCAAGCGCCGAATAAGGCAGTAATTCCGACAGAGATTATCGCGCAGTCGATCAAAGAAATCGCCGATGGAATGCGAAAGCTTCGGTCGGGTCAGATGAACGAGCGCGCGCTTCTACTCCTAATTCAGCACTCCACGCCGTCGCGCATCGGTGTGAGCGCCATTCAAGAAGTTTTAAACGCGCTGTCTGACCTGGAAAAATCGTATCTAAAAAAGAAGGTGAACTGATGGAAATTGAACTCGGAAGCGAAGTAAAATGTAAGGTCACGGGCTTCAAAGGAATTGCGACCAGCCGAACCGTTCACCTAAACGGGTGCGCGCGGATCGGTGTCCAACCGAAGATCGACAAAGACGGAAAACACCCCGACGCATTTTGGATCGACGAACCGCAGCTTGAAGTGCTGAAGCGCGCCGCTGTGAAGGTTCCACCGCGCACGAATAATGGCGGCCCGTCAATGAAAGCGCCGATGCGCTCGAACCCGACGAGGTAAAATGGCCCGCAAAAGAATGTACCGCCCCGGTGAGATCATCACTTCAGTTGATTCGCTCATCCAAGAGATCCACGCGGGGCGGTACATTTATATTCGAGGAAAGGTCCAGCATCCCGGCTGGGTTTCGTCGATGCAGTTTCGCACGGTATTTCTTTACGTCCGTGGCGGCTCTGTCCGCTTCGCTTTGAAGAACGAGCCAGTCCTTCTCGAAGGCCCGGATGGTGGTGAGGAAGATTACCCAGCCAACGATGGAGGATGTAACTGATGAGTACCCCAACCCCCGCCACGGGGGGAGAGAATCTATGAAAAAGGTAAAGTTGATACCTCCGGATAGAAAGCGATGCCAAGCCGAGAAGCCGAATGGGGCGAACGCGTTCACTCTCGGTGGTCGCCCAGGATTTGTTCGATGCGACGCTACTCCGACCTATATCGCGACGGAAATTAAAAAGCCGAAAGGGAGTATGTCGGTTTGCGATTGGTGCGCAGGCGTTCTTAATCAGCAGATGCCAGGTCATGCAACGCTAATGCCGATTGTAAGGAGAAAGAAATGACCAACCCCCCAACCCAAGCCCTACTCAAATCACTCGAAGACTGCGAAGCGGAGGCGTACGCATTCGTTAACCCAATGCCAGAGTGTGAGACAGGAAAAGAGTGCGATCTACTCGGCGCCTTCAAAGCCGGTCACGCCGCTTGCTTCGCGAAACTTGGGAAGGCTTTGGAGGAGGCGATGGCTGTAATCGAATGGACCATTAAAAACCAGGCTGTGGACAGAGAGCAAATCGTCAGAATCAACGAGCATAGTCGCGACAAGTGCCGCGCAATCCTGGGGGGCGAATGAAATACTTAATTTTCCTAGCAGTCATGTTTTCAGCGTGCGCGACTCCGAAGCCGGATGAAGCTTACATCGGACTTATCCGGATGACAGTCCTTGAGGAGTTCGAGAAGCGCGACACGGCTCAATGGAATAGGGAGCAAGCTATCGAGGATAAGAAGCAAGAGGAGAGGGACTTTAACGTCCGGTGCGACTCCAGAGAACTTTCAAAGAAAATACGGGCGGCGGAAGCGCGGGCCAGGAAGGTCGAATGAATCGCGACGGGTATAACCGTCCCCATCGCGTAGCTGCGCGCCGTTAGCTCAGCGGTAGAGCGCCCCTAAACGGGGAGGGTCGCGGGTTCAATCCCCGCACGGCGCCAGCTTTTTTTCCTTAGTGATTCCGGCGCGATACGTTGTCCGATTTCTGTATACAAAACGCAGTACATTTTGTATTATAGGTATATGAGAACGAACAAGACGCACAACGAAACCGAACTTAAGGCCCGCAAGCGCCAAGCGCTTTTAAACAGCGCACTCGCTCACCTAAAGTCTGCCATCGCTGATCTCGAAGAAGCTGACGCATGGACTAAGCAAGACGCCACTCGAATCGCATCCCGAGCTGTCGGTATGCTTACCAGCCAGGTTCGCGGGCTCGGCGCAAAGGACGAAGAATGAAAACGACGGTACATAACGAACTTGAAGCCCGCGCACTGGTCAAAGAACAGCCCGAAAAATATGACGGGTTCGATTTCTACACTCACGACGGCCAATATATTTTCAGCGTAAAGATCATCGACAGCCTCGCGCTCGATATGACCTTCGCCAGTTATTACAAGAAAAAGGAGATCGCGTGAACTTCACGAACACCTTAAAAGCGATGGCCGAGATCCAAGAAAAAAAGGACCAAGAGAAAAAGAAACCAGCCCCAATTCTCGACGGCACGGGATTCTCAGAATTCTGGAAAACGAAATGTCCGGCGCTCCCATGGTTCAAGGCGATGCAAAAATTCCACGCGAAAAAGAAGAAGGAGTCGAAATGAACCCACTAGAAATCGCAAACACGATCCGCGACCAGATTCTAGCGTCCGACCGATCCGCAATGATGGCCTGGGGTTCCCAGCAGCTCGCCGCGCTTCCTGAAAAGCTTCTCGCGCCGGGCAAGGTTCAACTCGGTGGCCTTCAGTTCAAGGTGAACGGCGCGAAGTTCAAAGGGTTCGTAATCGTTCGCCTGATGGGTGACGACACCTATACGATCGTTCTCCGCAAGGTTCGCGGCGCGAAAGTTTCGGACATCAAAACCCTTGACGACGTGTACTGCGACACGCTGATGACCACCATTGACCAGCTTATCGAAAGGGACTGAAATGAAAGCAATCATAGCCATGCTCGCCGCTCTAGTCGTCCTATACGCGATCACTCCGGCCCACGCTGGTATCACCGAATGCGCGAATCTGATTAAGTCCACGAACGCAGACCGGTCAAACGGCGTGATCGTTTCGGTGGCCGGCGTCCGCAAGGGGCAGTTCGCGATGGTGATGGATTCGGGTGCCTCAAAGTCCCAGGGTGCGGCCGAAAAAATTCAGGACTGTCTCGCCGGTATCGGCGTGAACCAGACTGAATTCTTCCTGGTGAAGTCCAAGGGATATTTTAAATGCGGGTACAAGCCGATCAGCCGGGTTTGGATGTGCGGCCAGCCCGAAACGGATCCGAAGCTTACGAAATTTTTCATGCAAGTCTGGAAGGACGGAAAATGAGCAATCAAAACGATCTCCAAAAACAAAGAAACGAATTCATGCAGTCAACTCAAGACCTATCCCTGATGGTGCTCGACCTTCAGAAGCAGAAGGCGGACCTGCTCGAAGCGCTGAAGGCCGCCGAAAAAACGATTGCTGCGCTTGAGGCCAAGTACAAAATCGAACGGAATATGGCGATGAACCATATCCGCGCTGCCATCGCGAAAGCGGAATGCGCATGAGCTACGTCTATATTTGCAGCGAACCAAACCTCTGGACTGTCGGGTTCTACGATCCAAACGGAAATTGGAATCCAGATAGCGATTACTCAAACCGAGACGACGCAGCCGACCGGGTTCATTACCTGAACGGGGGAAATAAAGAATGAAAACCACACCACAAGACAAGCCAAAAATGACGATGGGTAAGCAAGGAATCGGTTTTATTCACTCGAAGGGATCGCTTTTCCTTCGCGAGAACGTCGGGACCGCCGACACCGACGAAGGTCCGGCTTATGAGATGTCTCTTCACGTTGGAAGCCGCGAGCCAATTCTCCAGAGCGTAAAAACCGGGAAGCAATTCACGCTCACCTGGAAACAGCTTCTCGAGCTTGCGGTGAAGGCGGGGATAGACGAATGAAAGGCAAACTCACGAAGACCAGCACGAAGCGATGGGCGATTGAATGCGACGAAGAACCGTTTGAGGAACTCACCAGCGGTTCGCCGGTTGAGGTCAAGATCGGTCGCCATTGGATTTCTGGCCGCGTAGAATATCTCCACCCGCCAAGCGGCGAGGGGAGATACGCGCTTCTCGTTCCGTTTGAGAACGATCCAGAATGCGAACAAATTGTCGAGCTGAAAAAGGGCTGGATTGCGAGGACACCATGAGCGAAACCAAAAAGACGTTTACCGTCGAGTGCGATAACTGCGGTGAGTATTTTCAAGGGAAATACGAAAAAGGAATCTGTAGCCCGTGCGACGACGAAATAAGCGAGGCGAAGGATAAGAAGTTTTACGAGATGCGCCGCGAAGAATGCTTTCAAGCGCTCTTCCAGGTGATGACCACCATCATGGTTCTCCAGGACGCGAAGATCTCGATCCCGGAGTTCCCCTGTTCGGCGGTGAGCTGGATCATCATGGGGAGCGCCGGTCTACCGGATGAAATCAAGAAGCGGTGCGATGAGTTTTTAAAAGTCGCGGGACCAATCGCGCAAGTCGCTCTTGACGCGGCGGCGCGCGCACGTTCAGACTGAAAAAATGTGCGCTGAAATCTGGTTCGTCGTTGTAACGATAATTGTACTGTGTTTTGTGATCTACACGAGGTTTTACTAATGAAGGCACTCACGGCTACGAAATCAGAAATCAAGTTCAAGGTCGCGGCTGAGAAGCGCGCGAAGCGAACTTACCCGCATCAGGTCCGCATCGATGAGGAAATGGAAACCGAGCTTCGCCGTCGCTTGCGCGACATGCCAAAGGGAACCACGGTGTCCGACGTGCTTCGCGTCTCGCTCAAGGTGGCGTGGCGGCTGGTGTGAAAAAATGCTACTGCGTAAAAAATCGGATCGCGACCTGTGGTGACTGCGGTGCGCGAGAGTTCCTTTTTACGCTCGACGAACTTGAGATGATCCAGAACGGACTTTCACTGTATCAATACCAAGACCCGAAGACCGCGAAAAACACCATGCGAACAGCAGAAAAACTGAATGCGAAAATCTGGAAGATGCGCGAAGCTGCGCGCAAGGACTCAAAAAAGTGAAATGCGCCGACCAGCTCTGTCACCGAAACGCAAGGCCCGGATCGAGTTATTGCTCCGATCTTTGTGTCCCCGCCGGAAGTTCCCCATCCCGAAAGCCTACTCGGTACGAACCAGCGACGGACGAATCCTCTTCGGAGGAGGATGGCGAAGACTCGGAACCGTTATTGAACGGCGAAAGGCCGACGCCGCAAGGTACCAATCTGATCCTGCTCGCCGGGAATCGAAGAAACGACAAGCGCGCGAGCGGTACCTCAGAGACCCAGAAAAATCACGCGCCGCAAACATTGAAAAATATAAACGCAAACGAGAGGGAGCCAGTGGAAAACGATACCGAGACTATGACCGAGAACGCGCCCGAGCTAAGGCGCCCGCATACGGAATTAGAAAAAGCATTGCCGAATTTCGCCGGGGAGACATTCAGATCGAAGAGCTTAATCGGCGACTCGGTGAAGCAGTTACACGAGCTGATGAGCGACGTCGGAAACGTGATTCGGAAAAAGGGGACCGACCGGATTGATCCGCAGCTTGTAAACGCGGCATGTAACTGCGCGAAGCAAATCGGATCGCTTCTGAAGCTTCAACTCGAACACGACAAGAATGCAGGTAGGAAATGAGGGGCGCATTGGTTCTGATGCTTTTTGTTTTATCGGGTTGCTCATACGGCGAAAAGCATTGCATCGAGACCTGTAAGACGCGCGGTGATGTACGGTCGCACGGAATTTCGTGTTCATGTAAAGACGGCTCTTACTGGTCTGGAACCGGGCAAATATGACAGCCGCAGATAAGGTCCAAGCGTCGAACGTCTGGGACGCCCGCTACGGCCTCCCCACCATTCCGATCAATAACAACCCGTGGATCTATACGGCTTACGTCTTCGCGCTGGTGAAGATCGTTGACGGTCTCGTTCCGCCTTCATGGTGGGAAGCGCTTCTGAAACACGTTCAGGCGTGTATGACCCCAGAGGGAATTCTTCGCCGTTGGCCGGATGGTGGCGGCTTAAGCCATGACGAACTGATCGGTGCGGCTCACCTGAGCCCGGTCGCCGCGAAGTCGATCATCGTCAGGCTTGAGGAACAGGACGGCCTCTACAGCGATCCGAACGCGGAACAGGAATACTTTTTCAGGTTTGCGTTCCTGATGCCGTACCTCCGCGCGCGCGCCGGGTTCCGGGTTGGACTCGTCTCACAGATCGTCTTCTCGTTTTGCATTCTCCTGCACGGTTGGAGCTACGGGCCGACATCCGGTGACTCGGACACGTTGAAATTTTGGCTGATGGGAATCGAGATGGAGAAGGTCGGTCTTTGCGCGCTCGCCGTTCCGGCGTGGCGAAAGACGATGGCGAAAAAAGGGAGAAGCCTTAAGAGCATTTTCAGCACGACGTACCTGACCGAGTGTCCGGTTCTCGGTGAGATTGCGCCGGAGACTTTGTGATCTACATCGAATGCACGATCTGCAAAGGCCAAGGCGAAATAATAGTTCGCCGCGAGGACGGAACTTACGACACCTGTGAATGCGCGCTCTGTACGGGCACCGGACGAATTGAAAACACCGAAGAGAATTGGGAACATGCCTAAGAAAATTACCGGCTGCTGCACGAAACACAAGGCGCTGAAACGCGCCGTCACCCGGTACCTTGACCTGAAAACGAAAGTGATCGCAATCAAGGACGGAGCCGACGACGAAAAGAACCTGACACCGGAACAGCGGCAGACGGTGATCGAGTATTACAAGGCGCTCACTGAATTGCGCGAACTAAACGAGGAGCACACATGAGCGATAAAAAAACGAGATGGGTTTTCTGGGCAAAATACTCTTCGCAGTTCCGCGTCGATAAAGAGACGCCGCGATTCGCAGACGACGCCGGTCGGGACGCGTACCTGAAGAGCGTCGGCGCTTCGATCTTCACCTGCTACCGGAAGCTCGTCAGCGAACAGGAATTCGCCGACACCGTTGAAGCGTCGGTTCCAAAACCAGGCGTTGCGGAGATGGCCGGGAGAACGGCGACCGTATGACCGACCGTGACCGCGAACGCCGCGACGCCATCCAGCATTCGATCGACGTGATGAAACGGCGGATCGCGATCATCGACGCGAAGCCTTCGCCGACGAACAAGGAAACGATCGAGCGCGAAATGCTGATCGACTGTGTCGGGCGCGGCGAGCGAGAGCTTTCTCCGGTCAGCGGCGGCATTCGGCCGCGCGAGTCCGTGTGACCCCGGACGGCCCGCTCCGCTTCGTCTGTGACGACATGCGGCACCTGATCTGCGAACCGTATTCGATCGAGAACCTTCACCGGATGGCGCGGGAGCTCGGCATCGGCGCATGGTGGTTTCACCAGGGGCGCTTCCCGCATTACGACATTCCGAAGCGGCGGATCGAACAGATCACCGCGAAATGCGTCCTGGTTGACCCACGCGAGATCGTACGGATCATCTGCGAGGCGCGCGGGTCTTTCGCCGAAGGCCACCTGCCGGAGCGGTAATAAAAAACCCCGGACCTTTCGATCCAGGGTTAAATGCCTGTTTTTACGCCCAGGCTTTTGGCATCGCCTTGAAGCGTTCCGAACGAACGTGTTCCGCGATTGCTCGCTAACTGCGCCAACGTACTGACCAAGGTCTGATCCTTGAAATTTAAAAACCCCCGAGTCTTTCGATCCGGGGGTTATGCCCTCGATTTTATAGCCTGCTTGGGTCTGCGGGGCGCGAGACTCACTTGACTCGTGGCTACTTGAGGAAGGGCCTATCGAGTTTGGCCTCTTCATTCACGCGGCGCTATTCGATTGCTCGATGCTGACCCGGCTCGACGAAACAGATCCCTTGGTACCGCCGGTCTGTTCAAAAAACAAGGACCATAATATGGTCTTTTACCGGTTGCGTTATTATATCATTTTTCGATATAATTTATGCACGTTGCGCCGCGTGGTTCACTTCTGGTTCACACCCATCACGCGTATAAGCGCGGACACTCGTTATGTTTTTGGTTAGGCGTTATTTTTACGCGCCAACGAAATGCGTCATAACTATTTGAAATCATTCGATATTAAATTAAAGTGACCGTAAGGCTCAGAAAAGCGATCCGCTTTTGTCTGTGACGCTTTGAGTCGGTTATGGTAGGAGTTCACATATGCCCACCCTCACCGTCCGCGAGATCAAGGAATCCACCTGTCCACCCGATAAGCGATCGGTCTACCTTTGGGACGACAACCCGACCGGCTTCGGGGTTCGGGTTAGCTCGGGAGGACGTAAGGCGTATATCGTCACCTACCGCACACATGGGGGCGTACAGCGGTTCCTGACCTTCTCCCCGACGAACGTCTCGACGCTCGATCAAGCGCGCCAATGGGCAAAGGACACGCTCTACCGGGTTGCCCACGGCGAAGATCCGGCAGGGGAAAAGTTCGCACTCAGGTCCGGGCCCGGAATGGCCGAGCTTCGCGACCGGCACATGAGCGAACACGTCGCAGCCTATACGAAGCGATCGACGGCGCTTGAGTACCGGCGCCTCTGGAAGCGAATCGAGGAAACCCCATTTTGGAAGCTCCGCGTTAATCAGGTGACCTATGGGGATGTCTTGAAGCTGCACGCGGGAATGATTAAGACCCCCATCCAAGCGAACTGCATTATCCGAATGCTCATCAAGGCATTCGCGCTCTGTGAGGTCTGGGGGTGGCGCCAGCGGAATTCAAACCCGACCGAAGACGTGGCTTACTATCCGCAGCGCCGCCGGACGGCCACGGCGAGTCCAGAGGAGTTCGAACGGCTGGGAACGGCGATCGCCGAGTATCCGAATGAGCGTGTCAAACTGGCGCTCAAACTTTACCTGGCCACCGGCTGTCGAAAGACTGAGATCCTGCGCGCTCAATTTCAGCATGTCGATCATCACAGGAAAATGCTTTTCCTACCCGAAACAAAGAGCGGTGGCCTCGACGGTGAATGGGTGAACCTTCCTGACTGGGTGCTTGAGGAGATTCTTGCGGCGCAATCTGGATCGAATGGGAGTCCGTTTATATTCCCGGGGCGATTTTCAAAGAGACCATTCGCTGGGATCTACTTACATTGGCAAAAAATTCGGGTTTCCGCCGGTCTACCGAAGCTAAGAATTCACGACCTTCGCCACATCTTCGCGTCCAACGCGCACGAGTCCGGGGCGTCCCAAAGACTGATCGCCTCAATGCTTAGACACAAGCATCTGAATTCAACCGCGAGATATATCCACGCCAGAGATTCGGTGGTCCGAGATGCCGCCATTGAAAACGCAAACCAGATCCGAGACGCACTTGAGGGAAAGAAAAAACCCCCGACCAGCTAGGCACAGGTCAGGGGCAACGACGGGCGCGCGGATCATAAGCCCGAGCATCCGAACTTTAATTCTTTTTTGGTTCCGAAACCTTCTGGGTGTCCTTGGTCCAAGGCTCACCGGTTTTCATAAACGATCGGATCTCTTCGGCGTACTGGGTCATTGCGCGACGGATTTCTTCCATGTTCGCGACGCCGGTATTCTTAGCCGTCGTCAGGATCTCGTTCAGAACGGTTTCGAGCTTCGTGAATTTTTCGGTCAGCGCAGTGTTCGACTTCTCAAGCGTCTCGATCCGGTTCGTAAGCCCGGTGACCTGAAGAAGAACGAACGACTGCGCCGCCGACTTGGCTAGACCGTAAGCCCATTTTAAAATCGGAATGATCGCGAGAGTCATCAGAACTTGGATGACACTCAGGATGTCTGCGACTGATAATCCCTTTTCCATTTGAGCTCCGTTGGTGAGAGAAATTAGTGAGGACCGTCGCACATGATCGAGATCGGTTCATCTTGAGCCGAGTTCGACGAGTTATACATTCCGATGCTTACGCTCGTCGCCGAGGTGACCGCGCATTCAGGAGCATGGAGTCCGGCGATCCGGGATACTGAGCAGACGCATACAGGCTTACCGGAGAAACCTGACATCGTCCCGGTGTAGGTCCCGGCCGATGCACGCGTCACGGTAATCCAGCTCGCGCTCGAATTATAGACCGTGCACGGAGATGATCCGCAACCCGTTCCTTCGGAGGAGCTATCGGCGATGAGCGCCGATTCCCCGTATCGAGCTCCCGATCCCTGCGTCGTTCGCAACCCCTTGAAGACCTGCATGTTCGTCGAGCCGCCGTCGATCGAGACGACCGAAAACGAAGTCGGGAAGAAAGTACCGGTGCCGCCGCTGACTTTTCCGTATAGCTGAAACGTGGTCGTTAATGAGTTGGCGGTATAGTTCCCGCAAGCTCCCATGGATGACTGGTATCCAGGAGAGCCGGTGGGCTGGTCGATCGATTGTTCGCCAGTGATGCTAGTTCCAGATCCGTCTACGAGCTTCACATTGATAAGATCGCCGGCAGTACTGTTATAAAAGTATCCGGAGAAACAAGCGAGATAGGTGCCGGTTCTTGGAAGCGAACATGTCACTCCGAGAGAGCTTGAAGCAGCCGTACACGTCAGGTTTTTAGAGGTAGTCGTCGAAATAGCGCCAGTCAGCGACGTGCTAACCACGCCGTAGCTGGTCGACGTTGTGGACGCATTTAATGTCGAGGTTCCGCTCCAGTTGACCGAAGAAGAATCCGCGCGGACGGCGGTTTCTTGGCCGGATGGGAAGTAGTAAACCGAAACTTCGAATCCAGATTGATTTGTCTGTGAATCTAAAATTTGGGCATCAGTTCCGGTGATACCGCAAGAAGATTGAATTTGAATCGTCGTATTTCCAGCAGGCGCTGTAGAGTAATTGAACTCACCCTCAATCATTGGAGACGATACAGTTTGAGCCGAGACCTGACCGGTAACCTGAGCGATAACCGTGCTATTGGTTCCGTCTGAAAATCTGAATCCGCAGTTTTCATTTCCCGTTACACGGAAAGAACTCTTTGCAACAATTCGATAAATCCCCGGACCTCCAGATGGAAGAATAAATCCTGGAATTTTAGTTGCGGGTACAGAGATGGCACCTGACGCAGTTGGGGTCGGGCAAGAACTTTGCGCCGCAAAATTTGCCGGCGTAGTCGTGCTGCTTCCAGTCCAAACGCAAGATGCCGTCGGGGCATATGATACGCTCCCGATCCATCGCGCCTGACTAACCTGCGACGTATTGAAACCAATCCCATCAAAGGCATCGTCCCAGTAAATCGGACTCGAAGGAGTCGAAGCCGCCGCAGAGACCTGAAGCTTCACCGTCGTTCCCGTCGTCTGACACGGAAACGGGACATTCACCAGCTTGTAAGTCGAAGAAGAGTCGAGCGTCGCGGTTCCAAGAACCGTCGAGCCGGTCATCGCGTTCACGATATATTTATTCGTACCTTCAGCGGTCTTGTAATACAGAGCCGCCGAGCATCCGTTGTTCCCTTCCATCCCGCCGAGCGTTGCATACGCATCTGACGTGACGGTCTGACCACCGGCTGAAGGTGTGAACGAGAACGCAGCCGCTCCGCTATTCACGTTCGCAGCGGTCGTCGTCGTGGTGAAGGTACCGCCCGAAGCGGTCCAATTCGCGACTCCAGATTCAGCGTCAGGGTTATCGCTCAGGAGGTTGACCCCGCCGGAACCACCGCCGCCGCCTGAACCGAACGCTTTGAAGCTTACGCCGTCGTTCGCGAACTTAAGTTTTCCGGCGCTGTTATCCCATTTGATGACTGGGTTCGCGGCGCCTGACCCCTTATTGATGACGATGCTTCGATCAGCAGCGGTCGGTTTTCCGAGAGTGATCTTGTCAGACCCGATCGGATAGTTCGTTGCGGCGAAAGCTGAACCGGCCAAAATGAGCGCGGCGAAAAGAGCAGGGATTTTCTTGAAGTTCATAAGTTCCTCCTTAGAGCGCGAAGCGCGAAACTTTATAGGCAATCGTGGCGGCGTAATTCGTGCCGGTCATGTTGTTCGCGACGATGGAAATTTGACCGGTTGAAGAGTTGATCGAAAAGGTGCACCCATGGTCATCACCCGACTCATCGCCGTTCGGACCAAGGATCACCCAGGCGCCAGCGATGTAAGCAGCCTTCAGAACGCCGCTATACATTCCGTTGAATGAATCGGTCTTACGACGGAGGTCGAATTTTACTTCAGCGCTCCGGTAGACCGCGCTGTCAAAAAGCAACCCAGTGATCGCGGTCGTCGCGTTGTTCGGAACGACGAATGCGGCCGCTTCGAGAGTATTATTTATCAGGATCGCGAGCGCCGCGAGAAGCTGAGCGTTGCTCGTTTTGTCGAGCGCGATTCCGGCGGCGGCGATGACTGCGGTGAGTTCACCCTGAACCGCGTTCAGCCATTCGTACGTCACGATCGTGGATGGTTGACCCAGTGAAGGATCGCCAGGGCTGAAGAACCCGACGACATCGCCGACTGCTCTCTCCGCTGGTTTCGAAACGACTGCGCCGACTGAGTCAATCTTATGCATAGGTTCTCTCCATGATCTTGCTACGAATCCGAATAGGCGAAAATCACAATTCGAGATCCACGGTTCTTTTTATTAATGACGCATTCCAGCAGGTCGTTTGAATACTTGACGAGGAGGTCTTCAGCCTTACCCGTCTCGGCCGAAAAATATATCGGGTTCAGCGTGCTCGTGTTTACCTGCCAGGTAAAATCCCAGTCGCCGCCGGCCACCGGGTCTTCGGCGCTCGAACGATCAGCCCTGAACGCCCTGAACTCCGTGATCGTGATCGTATATCCGAGAGCCGCAGCGAGGTCGATATAATCCTGCCTCGATATACCGCCGCGAGTCGTCAGCCGCTCAAGGATCTGGCGCCTTCTCTCAGACGTGTTCGGCGCTGTACCGGTACAGTCATCAGGAAGAGCCAGGTAAGACTCCCACCAATCGATCGTTTCGGAAGCCGAGCGAGGATCCGATTCGGTAAGCAGAACGTCGATCCGCTGATCTATTCGCTCAAGCTCGCGCGCGACCGCCCACGAAACTGCGTCCATCAGCGAACCAGACGTGCGGTTCCATGCTTTCCCTTGCGGTAAAAGCTTGTGGAGCATCTTTAAGAATTGGTCCGCTGTCCTTGCCATTTTATTTTAAGCCCATGTGATGGTTCCCATGGTCGTGAGTTGACCGGCGGTCGTCGTTACGTCAGCCGAAGGCGAGGTGAGGTCGTGATCAACTTCTCCGGCTGCGAGCGAAATCGCTTCCTGGATATGACTGAGCTTCAGCGTTCCGGCTGGTTCTGCTTCACGCTTAATTAAGTCGGCAAGCTCAGCCGTGATCGCCGCACGAACCGCTGGCGTGTCAACGTCGATAAGCTGAATCGAAAAATTAAGAGGGACAGACGTCGGAGCAAAGACCGTCGGGTCATCGGTGGTCGGCCTGAGTGTGTCGATATACGCCTGAACTTCCGCAACCTTAGTCGAGTCTGGAATGATGTCGGTCTCGTTGTCCTGTACGAACGTCAGGCCGACCGTAGATGGACCCAGGTATTTCGAGTATCCCCACGCGCGCGTAACGCCAGGAACTTCCTTTGCCCATCGCTCGTAATCGGGAATCGTTCCGCCTTGCGGCGCTCTGCGAACGCGTTCGAGATACCGCGCTCTGAAGTCCTCAAGAGATTCTTCGTCGATCCCATTCGCGATTCCGCCGTCACCGACCGTCGCCGTACTCGAGACGCCTGAGAGTGGAGACACCGCGTTCAGTGAAACCGCTGCGTCTGTGTTTCCGGAGATCCCCGCAACCTGCGCTTTCATGTTGATCGAGACCGAGCCTGAAGCGATTACGCCGGTTTCGGTTGAAGAAAAAAGGACACCGTCTGAACGCTGCATGACGAAATCTACCGGGACCACGCCACCATCTGCGCCGACGAAAACGACAGCTCCCTCAGCGAACCCGGCTGGCTTTTGGGTCACTCCGAACTGCGAAGCGAGCCTGACCATGTACTCGTCCTCAGCCTGGTCACCAAAAATCTGGCGCGAGAAGAATTCGATCGCGCCGTAAAGCAGGTGAACCGCTCCGGCGATCACGATCGCGAGAACAGCGATAACCGACCGGCGAAGGGTTGCGCTCCCAGAAGTAAGCCGCGACTCAAGGTCTGATTTTACCCTGGCGACGATCTGCGAAATTGTAGGTCTTAGAAATGGCATCGGTGATCCTTATGATTTTATTTTGCCAGAGCTTGGCCCCAGATGATTGAGTATTTAAAAGCCTGACCGGTCTTCGGCTTCGTAATGTCGACAGATAACTGCCATACGCCACGCGAAGGGAATTGACAGTCCACGTCAATCGCACTCGCGACGCCGTCGTCGATCAACCATTTCAAAGCCTCTTCGGCATATTCGATCGCCTTCATGCGAACTTCTTCGGTCTGCTTTTCGCGGTCAAGCAGCCAGAGTTTCGAGCCGATCTTGTCACCCGATACGGTTCCGAATTCCTCGCCGAACCAGCCGCGACGATCGGTTTCTCCGGGCGGAAGCTCGACAACCTCGGCGCGTGCGTCAGTAAAAAGCGAAACGGCGATCGCGGTTTCCAGACCCTCTTCGAGAGCAAGATCGGTCGATCCCGGCAGCGAGGCCAGATCAAACATCACCGCGTCTTCATCCCATACGAGTTTCAGGTCGCTCATCTCGTTCCTTACATTTGAGGGCTTGGGTCAGGCACCCCACCATGGGCGTGCGAGTTATATTTCGTTCTCATTCCAGCCATTGAACCGACCGAATCGTTTACGTTTCCAGACGCAGCGACGTTCACCGCGCTCACGTCCCCAGTCGCTTCGATGCTTCCAGATACTTTCATCGTACCAGCGGCAGGAGCCGCCCCGCCAGCGCCTATTCCTGCGCAGGTTATAAGCCCGGTGACCGCAAGAAGCGGTGTCGTCATACTCACCATGGTCGTCGCGATCACGTCCACTTCAGGACTGGTCGCTTGAATTTTCACCGACGCATTCGCTTCAATATTCGGTGCGGTCACTTTGACCTTACCACCGGCAGTTATTTCAACGTCAAGAGGGGTGGTGATGTCGATCTTTGCGCGAGCGATTTTTACGAATTGCCCCTGGTCATCGTAGAGGCACGCTTCTCCGTTCTCGAGCTTGACCCGGTACCTTCCGTCATCGGTCGCTATAATTACCGGATGGTCGCGCGATCCGTTTACCGTGATGACGACGGCTTGCGCACCCGCAAGCGGCCGAGACGTGAAGCCGTATTCCTGAATCTGGTCCACACCGTCTAGAGTGTCTTCGGCCATCACCGCGATCTGGGCTTTCCGAATCGCACCGGAGTCGTCGGTTGATTTGATTACCGCGCGCGCGACCACCTGCATGATGCGTCGATAGAGCGGTTCGAGAATTCTTTTTAAATCGCGCTCTTTCATTACCCGCCCTGCCTGTCTTGGCGAATACGACCACCGAGACCTGGATCTTCGTTCGTGACCGGCTCAGGAATGAACGCGTCCTTTCGGTCAAGCGAAAGCGTGGCGATCGATCCAGACGAAGAACTGAGGTGATACGACACCTCAGAGATGAGCCGTTCTTCGTTCAGGTTCAACCATGGTGCAACGACTTTTACGATCTGATTCGGTTGCCAGAGTTTTCCGTCGCTCTGTACCCAGCCCTGAACGGTCGCGGAAACCGGCTCACCCTTCGCGGCGCGGGATTTCGCTTCCCATTGCGCGCGCGTCATCGCTTCTTTTGTCGTCGCTCCGGTTTCGCAGAGCATGATTTTCGGCCTGTATCTTAAGACCCCTGCGTCCTTCGCGGTACCCATGACGAAAAAATCCTGGTCTGGATTCGTCTGGTTTTGAATCTGCGCGCCGAGCCCCTGACCCTTCACCTTATAAACCGAGAAGCGATCGATCCCGTCGTCTATGCGGTCGATGGTCAAAAGATTCTGTCCAAGAACGAGTGCCGTTGTCGCGCGATCGTGTCCAGGTCTGGTGATGAGAAGATTTCCAAGCCCATCGGTCGTAAGCAAGACGCCCTTTTTCCTGGCGAGTTTTTCGAGAAATTCAAACGCGCTTTCGCCGGTCTGAAGAGACGCGACTTCGATCACGCCGAGCGCAGCGACTTGAGCAATCACTTTAATTCCGAATTGCTTTGCGATCTGCGTGGCGATCGTCGGGAGGCTGATATTTATGAACTGACTTTTATTCAGGTCAACCGATGAGTCCACCATGTCACACGTTTTATCGCGCCCTGAAATGGCTATGCTTTTATCGGTCGCTGAAACAGACAGCTTCACCATGTCAACGAAGCCGGTGACGACTGGTTCGCCATTGACCAGAATCTGCGCTTCGTCGCCGCGCTTAATCGGCCATGACTTTTGATGCGCGCTCCACCGGTCGGTAATTGCAAGGTCAAAAGAACCAGAGAGCGACTTCAGTGATCGCCTTACGTCACACTCTTTCCAGCCGCCGTAGATCTGGCCGTTTATTTTTGCCTCGACCTTTGAAAGAGACATCAGCCCTCCTCGGTCAGGAGGACTTCGACGGCTTTTCCTGCGGCGATAAATCCGGGCGTTCTAAGATTGTTTCGCGCGACGATGTCGAGTTCCTTTTCAACCGAGCCATATACCTCATAGGCTATGGTCAAGCTGGTCGAAGTTTCCTTCGGAACAACGCTCGAAACGATCGCGAGATTAGCCGCGTCGCCAGGAATGTGCGTCACCATCTGAACTTTTAAATCCCGAAGAGCTGCGTAAATTTCATCGCTCGTCGTCACGTCGCTTTCATTGTCGATTGCGTCGAGCATGAACTGACGGACAGCGGTCGCGTCGTTCGTGCTTTCGAAAGGAATCTGGACCGCAGCCACCGCCGCTTCGGATAGAGCGAGGATTCTAACTGACGAATTTATCTGCTCTTGATTCGTTCGCTGCTGGTCTCTGGTCGCCGTGTCACCGACGATCGGAGCGTCGCCGTTTCCGTAAGTGACCAGACCGCCGCCGGCCTCAAACCCAGATCGCTTATTCGTTACAGCATCGAAGATCACTGAAAAGGAATTTTCGACCTGATCGAAAAGAGCGCCAGGTGTTCCGATTAGAACGTCGGCCTGACCCCGGAGCACTTGAATTTCCGCAGCCGCCGCTGCGCTCGACGCCAGGATTCCACCCGAGTGATCCTGCATGGTTTCAAGCGCGCTCGACGTATCGCGGATCTTTGACGCTGCGGAATCTAGGATGAATTGCGGTTGCTGCGCGACCGAAAATGTCTGGGTGAATTCTTTATATTTTGCAGCAACGAGAGAATCGGCCGCAGCGCTAGTCGCGGAAAGTGCGTCAACCTTTGAGTCAGGGAAAAGCTCGGTTCCAGACTCGACGAATGAGAACGTAAATTTTACGAAGCCACCTTCTCGGGTGGTCTCCATGACAGAGAAGTCAAAACAGTTTACGATCTTCCGTCCAAAATACGGATGGATCAATTCACCAGCGCCGTCAGCTTCGGCGGCGTCCGTGAGCTTGTCACGGTTCGGCATGTAATCGGCGCCGACAAGGTAAGCCTCAACCGAATACTTTCGCCCCTTACGTCCGGTATCTTCGGTAAACGGATCGTTCCGCTGCGCGAATTCGTGCTGAATCCCGCGACGACCGCCGGAAAGAGTATGCGACTCGACCAGAAAAGGAATCCCACGGAAGCTTGCCGGTCTTAGATTTTTTTTCCATTGTGGGTCGGCCATTATCTTATTTCCTTAAAACTGAAATGCGTTCGCCATTCCTCGGGTCACGTCGATCGGTGCCTCCGCTTTTTCGGTGACGATGTTTACGCCCTTCGGGACGTTTTTAAAATCAACAGAAAGTTTATTTTCGGTGCGATTCAATCCGCTCGCGCCCTGTGTTCTAACCGTGTTTCCGGCAGAACCGGTTTGCGGCTGGTCTCCGGCGCGCGCCATGGCTTGCGTGTCGGCCTGGCTCATCGTTGTCCCAGGCGTGAAGAATGATCCGACCGAAGTCGCGATGTCTTTGATCTGCTGCCAGGTCCAAAGAAGTCCCTGCATGACTTTGTCCCAGTTCGCAATGGCGAGAACGATCGCGGCGACTCCGAGAATGATCCAACCGATCGGCGTCGTAAGAAGGGAAAGAGAGAGCGCCTGGACAGCGGTGATTAATCCCCAAACTGGACCGGCGAGCTTCGCGACGATCAAGCCCCAGGTGACGAACTTCACGCCGCCAGGCCCAAGGAATGAAATGATCGAATTAAAAACCGAACCGACAATCGCCATCACACCGATAAAACCCTGGAGCGCGCTCATCGCCGTCTTCAGCATCGAAGGAAGATTGACCGCAAATTGCTTTGCCCAGTCGAGGATCGCGCCTTTGTTTTCGTTGATCGTGACGAGAAGACCCTGAAACATATCGGTGAAAACCGGCATGATTTCGGCTCCGACCAAGTCGCGAAGTCGTGTCAGCGTGAGCGTGATAACTCCCCATGCCTTTTCAAATTTATCTGCGCGTTGAAGAGCTTCAGGACCGACGATCAAACCGGCGGCTTTCGCAGCGTTTACCGAGCCAGGAATATCCTTCAAGACCTCGACGAGTTTCGCGCCTTCTTTTCCGAAGAGCTGCATTGCGACTGCGTTCCGAAGCGCAGGGTTTTTAATCTTTTCCATCTCCGCGCCGGTACGAGCGAGGATCTGATCCATATTCATCGTCTTCAGGTCGTTAATCGAAAAACCAAAAGCCTGAAAGACGCCGACCGATTCCCCGACGCCCTTCTGCGCGTCACCGACGTTCTTGGAGAACTTATTCATGATCGGTCCAAGGTCATCGAGTTCGAAGCCAGCTTTCGCAGCCGCGTATTGAATCCCCTGGAAGACGGTCGTTGAAATTCCACTCTGCTGAGATATGTCGTTGATCGCCTGAAGCGAATTCCCTGCGCCGAGAACAAAATACCTGAACGCTCCCGCAGCCGCCAAACCGACGCCACCGAGAACCTTTCCGATGTCGAGGAACGCGCTCATTAGGTGGCCGGTTGCTTTTCCGACCTCGGTAATCTGCTCGCCGATTCTACTCGCGCCTGATTCGCGTCCAAGGTTTGCGAATGCCTCGCCGACATCGCGGAAAGGTTTGGTGAGCTTCGCGACGCGCTGATTGATCTCCATCACCTTGTAAGTGAGGTTATCGACCGCTCCAATTACGAATGAGAGTCTAAACTCGCGTCCGCTCAAGTAATTCCTTTCGCGCCTTTCGCTTGTTCATTCACGAACCACTCAACCCTCTTGAACCAGAACCTTACTTCTTCGCCTTCCATTTCAAGAATCTCTGCCGGTCCGAAATGAAATATCCCCGCAAGAGCCGCTATTGCGTCGCGCCAGTCTTTTGGGAATTCGGCAAAAAATCTTGGACCACTCCAACGATTTCCATAACGTCTTCAGCGTCCATCTCGTCGATCGTGCTCGGTGGCACGCCGCCGATTCGAGCGGCCAGATCGAGAATGTCACTCGTTGCCGGTTCAGGTGGAAGGAGCCGAAGATCCTTTCCTTTCGGGCGACGGAATTTAATCTCGGTGATCTGCTCGGAGCCGACGTTGAATGGGTGCTTGAGAGTTATGGTCTTTACGATTTTCGGTGCTTCACTCATGGGTGCTTCCTTTAGTTTTGGGTGCGCTCTCTAGGTATGGGACCGCAGAGAGCGCACCTTTGTCGCTTAGAAAGCCGCGCACATTCCCCGTGCGCGCAGGCTAACTTAGCGAACTTCTTCGATGCTTGTTCCTTCGAACCGCACCGCTATGTTTCCTTCTTCGCTTCCCGTCACGCCGTCTCCGGCATACCAGGCACCTCGAAGAACGATGACTTTTCCGTTCGCGAGTTCAAGCGTCACCGTTGCGTCGGTAAGCTTGATCAATGATTTTGCGTCGAGATCGATCGAGTCGGTGATTTCACCCTCGATGTACGGAATGACCGGCAATTCTTTATAGCCGTGAATCCCGTCAGATCCGACGATCCCTTCTTTTTTCGAGTCGAGTAAAGAGTAAGTAAACTCACCCTTCGCCGAAAGCTGCGCGCCGTCGACTTTGACGAATACAATTCCGCCTCTACGTTGTCCCATTTAAATTTCCCCCTTAGAGAATGAAGGCGAAGCGCGCGGCTCCGACGACGAGTTGATTCATCAAGTTCGGTGCCAGCAAGAAGTCCAACCGATTCACATCGGTGATGTTCCGCTCGACGATGAGCGCAGCCTTGAACCCGTCGAGATCTTCGACGAGCCCGAGCTCCATCCAGCCTTGGTAAAGCGCGATACATTCGGCTTTCCCGACCTTCGGAGTGATGACCGCTTGTCCCGGAGGCACCCGATAGGTGTCGTCGGCGAGCTTGTGGCGCGGGTATTTCCGCATGAAGTATGCCCTGAAATCGTACCGAATGTACGAGTTCGTCAGGATCGTATTCACATCGAGATACGACGGATCTGGCGCACCGAGAGGGTTCTCTTGGTACATCGTGATCGCCCGTTCGATCCGAACCTTACCGCCGGAGTCAACATAGCTGGTCGCGATCCCGGCGAAGAGGAGAAGATTCCGCTCTTGCATCGTGAACCGATCGGCCAACGCCGGAGGAATCGCACCGAGTTGCTCGAGAGTTTGGAACGGACGAGCCGGGTCGATATTCCCGTAGAAGGCGATGAGAGCGGCCTTCCCTGCGGCGAATTCGTAAGGGCTGTCCGGGTGAAGATACATTCCGAAGCAGGTCACGAACGGCGAATTCCGGGTCGCGCCGTAAGTCAGGAGCGTTCCGTGCGCGGCTTGCTTTGCCGTGATCGCGAGACCGTCGAGAGGACGGCTTGGTCCCCACCGATCGGTCAGTTCGGTTTCGATCGCGGTAAGCGACACGGTGTCGTTATACGCGCAAGCGATGATGTTGTACTGCTCATCACCCATCGCGGAGATCGCCGAGGTCAGAACCGGGTTCAGCGTTCCGCTCGAAAGCTGCGTCACGACGCAGGTGATTCCGGCAGGAAGAGCTTCTCCGTCGTTCATGTTCAGGCGAACGTCGACTTCATTTCCGCAAAGACCCTTATGCTTGAAAAGGATCGGCGCGGTCGAAGTCGAGATCGTTCCGGCTTCGACTGGGTAAGTGCTTTCGGCGTTGATCGCCGCGATCACCGCTGCGGCCACGTCTGCGGCAGCGTCGCCGCTCGCGACTGGAACTGAAAGCGTCCGACCATTCGCGTAGAGGTTGATCGCTCCGGCAGCGGTGGCAGAACCACCGAACTCAAGCGAGCCAGCGGCCTTCGTTCCAGAGCCGTTGTCGGCTTGTGGAATTACCGTCAGTCCGGTTTGCTTATTGTTTTTGAACCATCGGTCGCACATATGCGAGAGCATCGAACCAGAACCGAAGAGCGTCTCGGCTTGCTTTGCCGAAGTCACCGTCACCGGCAGAGCGGCTGTCGCGGTTCCGGTTGAAAGCATTTGACCGAGCATCAGAGCCTTATACGCTTGGAGCGTCGGCCCTTTCACCGCTGCAGTGTTGTCGAATTCAACGAAAAAGAACGGGGTTCGATTCGCGGCTGGAACTTGATTAAACGAAATACCCATGATTTATTTCTCCTCTTTTTCGGAATCCTGTACCGGCTTGTCGGCTTTTGGTTGAATTGGTTTGAGCTTTTTTTGCTCGGGAACCGGAGAGATTTCCGGTTCTTTTTCGACCACATCACCGGATTGAATCCGACGATGCCAATAGGTCGTAATCATGTTCACTTTAATTCCGTCAGGTCCAACGATTCGCTTTGAGTCTGGACAGAGAACCGTTCGGCCTGGGCATGGAACAAGAATTTTCATAAACCGATTTTCCTTATGTTTGCGCCGGTTTGATGTCATCGACGATCTTAGGCGTATCCGTTAAGCCCGGTGCCGGTTTCATCTCGGTATGAGCCGTCACAAAATCGTCAAGACCTGCGCTCGCTTCATCTCCGGGTGCGAAAGTGAAATAGGTAATTACCCAAGTCATTCTCGCGAGCGCTTGCACGCTCCGGCCATCCACGTCCAATTCAATTTCAGTGTCTCCGAGGACAGTATCAGAAACAACATCGTCAAGCGTCTCATTCACAAAAAGAGCTTTTTCGATCTTCCGCGTCAGGAGGTCGATCGTGTCGTCTGCGGCGTCGTCGGCCTTGACGTAAACGTCCAAGAAAAGATTCAGGGTCCGCTTATATTCGCGCGGCGCGACATTGAAGATTTCAGCCGACTCGTTCTTCGTGTAAATGTTCGCCGCTGGCATCTCGACTTCCCACATCGGCTTCATGCGGTTCTCGAAGACCCGACCAAGAGCCGGATCCGAAACGCCGCCAAACTCTGAGACCGCAGCTTTGATGATCGAGAGGACTTTCGTGCGGATGTCTTTCCGATTCGTTTGCTCAGCCATCGTCGATCTCGTTCATGATGATGACGGCCCCTGCTTCGCCGTCAGGGCGATATTCGTCGACGGTATAGGTAATCGCACCGACCTGGATGCGATCGCCTGGGCCTGGGGTAATCGACGCAGCGACGAGGTCGGCCACGCGCACGCCCATCTGTGGGCCGATCGACTGAACCGGAGCTGAGTCAATGATCTGGACGGTCACGAAAGCGGCGTCGAAAATACCCTTCATTGAGACGCCAGAGCCGACCTTTGGCAGATAGGTGAACGGAGTCGTGAACGTGTCACGACAAGTCTTCATCACCCCATCAGTCATTTTCTGCCATCGACCCATTCAATTCCCTTAAGTAAAAACGGGGAGGCGGGCGAAACCCACCCCCCCGAGAATTATTTCAACGACCGAAAATTAAGCGGTCGTATCTCTCGTGAACGCATGGAGCTTTGCGACGACGGTCGTCGCTGAGCTGCCGGCGGTCTCCATCGAGATTGCGACCGGCTTGTTCGTCGAAGCGGTTTCGGTGAGCTTTTTCCCAGAGTCGTCCCAGAAAAGAATCTGACCTGGGTCGAACGTGTCCGAGGTTGTTTTCGGAAGGGTAAAAACGCCTTCGATCGCCATCGGGAAACCGGTGTCCCCGTTGGCTCCGTCCTTCACAGCCACACCGAGGATGTCGCCGATTAGGAGTGGAGCTCCAGAAACGATGTCTGCCCCGAGGGTGATCTCAATCTCTTTTCCATTCGAAATATAGTTCTTCATCTAGACCCTTTCTTTTCCTCGTCAGAGGATTTTCTTAGCTCGACGCTTGGAGACCGGCGGCCTTAAGGGCGGCGATCTCGGCGTTGAATGCGGTTTGAAGTTCTTTCAGCGCGAGATTCGTGCTGAGCGCGAGAGCGGCGACAGCGGTATCCACGTCGGACGCCGCAGGTGTCATAGTTCCACCGCAAGCTGCGGCAGCGACATCAACCATCGTTCCGGCCACGGTTCCCGTAAGGGTGCCACCCAGAGCAGCGACGTTCGCCGCTTGAGTAAGATTTCCCGGTTCGGTATCACCGAGGGCGATGAGCTTCACCTGAACGAGATTGCTCGCGGCCGCTTTCATCGCGACACCCATCAGAGTGTTCGTGCTTCCGGTCGCCGTTGCGGCTGAACCATTCCAGTAAACTCGCGCGCCTTGCGCGATTGCGCCGGTCGAGACGACTTCGAAGACGCCTTCGAGTTCAATCGGGATAATGTCTCCAGATACGCCGCTCTTCGTGGCGATCCCGCATCCGATTCCGGCAATCGCAACCACGTCACCGGCTGTGATCGTTCCACCTGCGACGTAGTCCATCACTTTTCCAGGGTGTATAAAGTTTCTCATTTTTTCGTCTTTCTGTGAGGTGGTTTTCTAAAAATTGGCGCTGATGGATATTACCCATCAGCGCCACTAGGTTTCTTTTTCTAATTAAGCGCCAGCGTTCGTGACGGCGCCGCGATAGTCGATGCCGGCCACGCCGTAATCGAGGCGGACCTTCCACTCGACACCGTCGATGCGGAAGCCATCTTTCGACTCAAGGAAAGGATTTTCCTGACCGTCGAGGAACGCGACTTCGATCGTCGGAGCGATCGAAGGGCTTGCGAAGAGGTACCGGCGAGTTCCGCTGATCCGAGGGGAGTCGACGATCTCTTGAAAGAGGCCGAGGACTTTGTTGGGAACCTGGAACTTCGACGAAACTTCCGCGTCGTATTGCGAGTTGTTGAAGACTCGCGCAGCTCCACCCAGGCCGATTGGAAGAACGAGAATCGAAGGACGAAGGTCCAGGATCTCATTTCCGCTCGGATCTCTTTGGGAGGCCATGACCACGCGGTCGGCATCGAGCCCGGCAACACCGAGGGCTGAGCCCGCGGCGTTGATGTTCGCGTGATCGGTATGGAACAACGCTTTCCCGTCGTTCATGTTCGGGCCGAGACCCGAATTCAGACCGAGAAGAGCGAACACGTCCACTTCAACCGACAGCTTCGCAGCGCGGCCGAGACGCATCGCGAGGCTGTTGAAGGACCCCATGTCGTCGTTGATGATCGCTTGGCGGGAAAGGGCGATGATGTTCCCCTTCGTCGCAGCGGTAATGCTTTCCTTCGTTCCGTCAGGAATTTGCTTATTCTTGAACTCCGAATGCTCTGGAACGGTGTCCAAAGATCCGAACGTACCTTGGCGGTACCGGTTATGAGCCCTGAAGTCGCTCACGGTGCCGCGCGCGCAGAATTTCGTCCACGAGTCCGGGGTCAACGCGTAGGACGCGAGGAGGATCTTGTGGAGGGTGTTTTCAAGCAACACCGCGAAGTCGCTGGTCGTGTTGTAGCCGGACCGATGGGTCAGGGCCTTTCCGACCATGTCCATTTTGTCCATCCCGCGCGTCTTCACGCCGGAACGCTCAAGGAAGTCGCGGGCGATATCCATCAGGGACATCCCACGGAAGTTTCCGCCGTCGAGCTTCGCCTTCGTGTGTCCTTCGACAGCCGCCGAAACGGATGCGCCCGAACGCTGAACGAGCCAGTCGGACGTTCCCTTACGCCATTTATCGGTTTCGTCTTCGGTGACGGTCGCCGTCATCGTGGCTGAAGCGACGGTCGCGTTCACTTCGCTTGCGGCCTTAGAGCGCTTCGCCATTTCGGCGATGATGAGCCCACGGGCTTCGAGGACGGTTTTCTTTCCGTCGATCAGGGAGCGCGCGAAAGCGAGGTCAAGTCCGGCTTCAGTCACCGAAGACATGATTTCGTTCGAGCGGGTCTGTTCGGCGAGAAGGGCGGCAGCGGCCGCTTCGTCTTGAATGCGTTTCAGTTCAATTGGATCCATCTGAGTTGCCCCCCTGGTGGCAGTTTCAGGCGTGGTTTTGGCCGCGCCGGTTTTGCCCCCGTCGTTCGCAGGAACGACTTCGGGCTGATCTTCTGTATCCGCAAGGCGGATAAATTCGCAATCAAACATGCGAACATTTTTCATCGCTTCGGGATCTGGTGAGCCGTCGGCGCGAACTTGAGACTTCCAATCTGCCGGAATCGGCACAAGAGAAATTTCCATCGGTTCCCAGTCGATCGCGCGGAACGTGGGAATCTGTCCGTTCTTTTTCGCGGTCTTTGAGTCGCCGACTTCTTCGTATTTATTGACCTTGTATCCGACCGAGACGTTCCGAATAATTTTGTCGGCCACCTTACGGAAAATCTGATCGGCTTCTGGATCGTCTTCGGCTTTCGGAAATCGAACCGTTGCGGTTCCCTGTTTTCCGTCAGCGTCGGCGCGCTCAACAACGCCGAGAATCGAAGAAAGATCCCAGTTAGAATGAGAATTTAAAAGAGGACCACCTGAGCGCAAACGATCGAGCTTGACGTGCGCGGGGTCAAGGGAAAGTTCTTCGTTGAATGGTTCAGTGAACCAGCCGCCGCGACGAACCGGGGCGCCGGTTGCAAAAATAAGTTCGACGGTTCGCTTATCGACATTGATCGAGCCGTCTTTGATCTCGGCGCGGAAGCCAAGGACCGGAACTTTTTGCGTCGTGATTTTCCTTGCGGGCATAAGACCTATTCTTCCCTAAGCTCAGAAGTATGCAATCGGATAATTGGAGCCGCTACGCGTTAGCACTCGACGGGGGAGCATCTTTCCCATCGGCAGCGGCACCAGAATCTTGACCAGAATTTTTTGCCGAAGGGTCGGCCTGAAGGATTCCTGACTTCGTGATCTTACGCGGATCGGAGTCAAACACCAGACCATATTGATCGAGGAGTTCGTTGAAGTCCGCGATCTCTTTGATTTTCTCTTCGGGGTCTTCACCCTGCGCGCGAATCGCATCCGGGAGAGACATCGTTCCCATTCGGATCTGAGAATTTATTGCATTGGTCTCAGAGACCGGATCTACCATCGCTCTTTTCGGCATGACGAAAGTCGCGTAGACGCCACCGGTTCTTGCACCCATAACACCCTGGAACTGAAGCCATCGATTCGCGACCGGCTGACAAAGCATCGGAACGAGCATGTTCCACTGCCATTGATCGATCTTCCGACCGAACTCCTGCCACCCCATTCGACCGCTCGAAAAATTCACGTTCGAAAGATCGCCGGTGACAACCTCGTAAGGCACCTTCATGCCGCACGAAAAAGCGCGGAGAATCGACCGGGTAAACGGATCGAAGTCCCCGGCAGCGGGAGGGTTCGGAAATTTTATATCTTTCCCCGGAGGCATTACTTCAAGCGCGCCTGATTCGATCGTCTCACGAAGCTGGTATTCTTTCGCGGCGGTAAGTCCGGTTGAAACACCTTCGTAATCGACAATGAAACCGGCGAAGGCCGAAGCGATCTTCTGCTTGAGAAGAGTCGCATCGAAAAGCTCGTCGAGTTCTTTCAGCATCGTCATCACTGGAGCAAACCAGGAGATTCCGCGAAGCTGCCCGATCCGCTCAGCCTTGAAGATATGGAACACGCTCGACGCATCGACGAGATTCGAGACGAAAATATTCTGACCGATGGTAGACTGACTTCCCGGATGGGCGCTCCAAAGGTAATAACCTTTTTTCTTCCCGTCCTTGTCGATCAGAATTCCGTCTACGATCATTTCATAGAGCGCGGTGGTCACGCGATGAACACCGATTCGGTTATCGTCGATGAAGTCAGGCTCAAGAGCCTTCAGGCAAAAACGAGGAACCGGACTCGACTCGATGATCGGAAGAACAAGCGCTTCGCCGCCTTCAACGATCGATCTGAAAACGAGTTCCTGAATTCCGTGATACGTCGTCGACTGACACTGATCGGCGTCGGTTGATTCAGCCCAAGCCTTGAAGGCATCGGTCAGTTTTTTATTTGGAGTGCCATCAGCGTTCCGAAAGATCGTCTCGATACCAGTCCCGATGACGTTGGCGGTGAGACCGTCGAGAACCGAAACAGCGAACGGATTATTTCTGGTGAGGTCGCGCGCGCGTTCGCGTACAGGTCTTTTCGCTCTGGCGATTTCATTGTTAACGTCGAGACCGTTTGAATTCCATCCAGAGGTACGACGGCCATGCGACGCCGCTTCGTAATGGCGCAAAATAATCTCGGCCTTGATCCGGGATTGGTACCGGTGGAAGGCTGCTGTCGGGGAAATAAATTCTACAGCGCGGTCAAACCAAGTCTTTTTCAACGGTCATCACCCCAGTCATCGTCCCGTCCGCGCCAAAAGCCCTTTGAAAATCTCGGATAGATTCGGCTCTTGCAGGGATCGCTAAGACCAAGTTCTTTTCGCATGAGGTCTCTGATTCTCATCATCTCGTCAAGAGAACGATATTGAACCGTCTTGTCGGTATATTTTACGACCATCGCGCCTTGCGCAATCGCCGCTTCAAGGTCAGCAAGATCGTCGGAGCTCCACGCCATATTCAAAGCCTACTTCACTGATACAGGTTCCCGCACCTGAATTCATCGGTACGAGCGAGAAGGCTTTCGAACGAGTGTCGGTTCCATGCTGCTTTGCGGCGCTTTCTCGTCAATGGGAAGAACTTCCGCAGCCGGAACCATTCCGGGCTTCGTGGTGACCGCTTCGCCGATGTACCCGGTAAGCTGTGCCCAGTCTTCCTCGCCGAAGCGATCGATCCCGAATACGGCGGCGGCAGCTCGCGCGAGAACCGCGCAGTCGAGAACTTCGTTTCGCTCGTATTGCTTCTCCCAGTGCATCCGAATTCCACTTCGACCCTTCGTTCGCTTTTTTACGAGGACTTCGGCGGTGAGTTGCTTGAACCAATCTTCGTTGAACTCAGGAAAATGGACGAAGCCGGGAGGGTACCCTCGCGCCAATTTTTCTTCGTCGGTCGGATTCTCCATTCTTAGAAAGCCATAGATTTCTGTCTTCCCGGTCCCAACGCCGACCGGCCACATCAGCAATCCGCGCTTCAGTCTGCGCCCCTGGATCGCTACGTCCACCGCAGTCGGTGTCGAAACAATCGGGAGCTGCGTGTCCACGCCCTTGGTCGCGATCACGCGGTTCGACGGATACCGGCGAACGAACTGATAGACGACCTGCGTGTTATACCCGGAATCGATCGCGGTCATCTGAATCGGAAGACTGACTCCGGCGCTCGTTTTATAATACTTGCTGATCCTTTTCGAAAGTTCGGCCCACGGACCCTCGGGACCAAGGTCAGACGTGTCTCCGTGAATTATCTGATAGTCGACTGCCCACCGATCTCGCCCGACTCCCCACGCCCAGATTCCCATTTCAAGACGGTTCCCTTGAACGTCGACGCCAGCGGTAATGAAGAGACCGCCTTCTGGGATAATTCCGACAGGGTATGCTTCGCGGCGATCGTATAGACGCCGCCACTCAGGTGCGTCGCCCTTTTCTTGCCACTCTTCTCCAAGCAAAGTATTTATGAAAGTTTTTAAAAGCTCGATTCCTCCGGCCTTCGCTTCTTCTGATTCTCGAGCGATCGACTCCCAAGACGCGTTAGGCGAATAGGAATAGGCTGCCCAGATATGGAAGCCGGCGACGCCTTTCGTTGGACGGGTTGCGACCCATCCGTATCCTGATTTCTGATCTGCTTCTTGTCGGAGGTGGGCTTGCTCCACCATCCACCTTTTCCACTTGTGCTCGATTACGCATCCGTTTTTTTCGCAGACAAAATGCGCCGTCTCCGGTTGACCTTCGATCCATTTCAGGTTTGCAAATTTTAAAACCTGCGCAGCCTGACAGTGCGGGCAAGGCACATTATAAAAGCGCTTATCACTCGCATCAAATTCAGGCGTAATTCTCGAAAGAAGATTCGTCGTCGGTGTTGAACCCATGACGATTTTTCGGTTCCAGTAATACTCGGTTCGCTTCGTTCCGAGCTTGACCGGATCGCCTTCGGTTCCTGCCGAAAGAGGATACCCGTCCACTTCGTCGAAAATCATAATCCGACGAGAGACCCGTCTAAACCCTGTCGCCGTATTCGCTCCGATCAGCGAGAGCGATCCACCGGGAAACATCTTCTGAGTCATCGTGTTCGAGCCGTCTTTTGCCTTCGCATCGGACACGAGCTTTTCGATGACCGGAGTATCGCGGATCATCGGCGCAATTTCTTCTTTGGAATACCCTTCGGCGTCTCCCTCGGTCGGCTGCACGATCCCGATCGGGCAAGGGTCATAATGGATATGGTACCCGCAAAGGTGGCCGATGATTTTCGTGTATCCGACGCGGGCTGATTTTTTTACGACGATCTTCCAGATCCGTGGATCGGTCATCGCGTCCATCATTCCGATCTGATACGGAATGTTCCGCCATTTCCCAGACTCTGCCGAGCTTTCGGCCGAGAGGTAAGCGTATCGGTCGGCCCATTGACTCAACCGAAGGCGCGGCGGTGGCCTGAGATGCTCGAAAAACGCGTCAACCAGGACGGCGACGGCTGGTGAACTCATAGCATCTCGCCGCGATTATCCGAGAGGTCAGCCATCGCAGCTCGGATTTCGTCTTCGATCGTTGCGATATCTTCAAGCGTAAGGTGTTCGAGTTTCCCCTTGAGCTTTGAAGGAATTCCGAGAAGTTTCGTTTTTACAGCGCCGCACACCTTCAACCATTCGCGATTCATCTCGTCGAGCGGTACGACCTTGCCTGACATGCGCTCATATTCGAGTTTCGCGATGCGCGCGAGGAACGCTTCCTTGATCTGCTTCGACTCGGTTATGGTCGGGGTGTTTCCGGTACGCGATCCCGCCCCAGGAACCGATTCAACCTTCTCAGCCCCGTTTTCACGGCGCTCTTTCGCACTCTCTTTTTCTGGGTGCCTGGCGTAATCAGTATTCTTATCCCACTCGCCGTCGGCGCGCTCTGAATCAATGAAGCGCTTCCCATTTTTCGGATCAACCGTGACGGTGATCCGGCCTTCCTGTACCGCATAGCTCACCGCTTGCTGGGTGACCCCGCGATGCTTCGCGTACTCGGAAAAATTCATCAACGCCATAGATTATCCGCGCATCAAAATCAGGAATTCGCCGCGCGCTTCCGCGCTTTCTCTGAACCGCCCAGACATCGACGAAGTGACCATCGTCGTTCCTTGCTTATTCACACCCCGACAGCTCATGCACTGGTGATGGGCTTCGATGACGACCGCGACACCCTTTGGCTTCAGCGCGGCGTTGATCGCTTCGGCGATCTGGGTGGTCATCTTCTCTTGAATCTGCAAACGCTTCGCGAAGCAATCGACCACGCGCGCGAGCTTTGAGAGCCCGACGACGGAGCCGTTCGGAAGGTAGCCGACGTGCGCTTTTCCACGGAACGGGAGCATGTGATGTTCGCACGTCGAACTGAATTCGATGTCGCGCAGGATAACCATCTCATCACACGAGCCGTCTTTAAACGCAGTCGCGAGGATCTTTACCGGATCGAGCTTATAGCCAGAGAAAATCTCTTTCCAAGATTTCGAGACTCTTTTCGGAGTGTCGAGCAAGCCTTCGCGCGTCGGGTCTTCACCGATCGCGATAAGAATTCCGCGCACGAGATCCATTTCTTTTTTTGACGCCTTCGATACTCTCATTCAACCCCCGTGATTTTGTGAGTCTGGAGCGACAAGCGCCACTCAGGATTCTCGTACAGTTTTTTGATCGTGGCCTGAAGATTCTCTTGGTACGTTTCGCAGTGAACCGGTTGGAGAAATTGATTATGCGAATCGAACTTCTTGAAGCCCTCGATCGTGACGGACTCTTGAACGGGAGGGAACAGAAGCTTCAGGTCTGTCGCGTATTCAAGTTTCGTTTCTTCGAAACTCTGCTTTGGCGAACAAGTAATATGCTCGAAGAAGCCGGCGAGATCACCGAGCGCCCTAGAACCGTTCGTTTCCAGGTGAAGCCGGTAGCCGTGAGCCGTGAGCGAGAGGAGTAATGGCTCATCGATCTGAAGCGTGGCCTCACCGCCGGAGATAACCACGACCTTCGCCGGACCAAGCCGGTCGAGCCATGCGAGAATTTCGATCGGCGTCATCTGAACGCCGTCTCTGAAGTCCGTGTCGCAATACCAGCAGACAGATTTCGCGCGATCCTTCTCGAGTCCGGTCCACCGGTTGCACCCGGCGAAGCGCAGGAACTTCACGACGGTACCGGTGGCCGATCCCTCACCCTGGATTGTCGGCCCGAAAGCCGACTTGATTCGATACATTTTCACTCTGGAAGCTCCTCAAAAATACCGCTGTTTTTATCGTTCTCGCGGACTTCAACCTTCGTGCAAAAAGCCCTTCCTCCGGTCGCCGTGAAGAGGAATTCGTTCATCTGAAGCCAGAGAAAATGAGCGGTTCCTTCCATTCCCACGTTAGGTAAAACCGTTAATTTTGCCGCTCCTTTGACCTCTAATTCACGGAATTCCGGCAGCATTGGGTCGTTTTCGTTAATCAAAAGAGTGTGATCAAACCAATCATCGAGCTTCGCCTTGAACGCTTTGAGGCTTCCGAAGTCGACAACGAAATGCGTGTCGGTCAAAGTGTGAGCGCCAAAGGTGAAATGGAAGCTCCGCGAATACCCGTGGATATAGGCGCACTGACCTGGGTGTTTCCATTGGCGATGCGAGCACGGGTAATTCCAAAAAGATTTCGTCGAAGAGAACATTAAATTACCTCAACCCATTTTGGTTTTTTGCCGATGTTCTTTTTTAAAATTCCCATCTGAACTCCCATTGGTCCCCTTACGGGCGCACAAACTTTTATTCCCGCTTTTTTTAACGCAGAGATATAATTAGATCCACCCAAAGCAAAAATATTCTGGTCTAAAATTTTTAAATCAATTGCCTGCTTATTAATTGTTTCAGAACTTACAGAGCCGGGTGATCCCATAAATAAATCATATGGTTCGATTTTTGAGTAAAGGTTTAGGAGACCGTGTTTTGCAGATAAAATAAAAATACAATCGTCGTGAGTAACGCTTTTTGCCCATTTTAAATTCATTTTAAAATATGGGCCTATATATAGGTCTTTTGCGAAGGTTTTATTTTTTAACTTTCTTGCGCCGCAAGGAATAATAACAATCATGCTTCAAGATACTCCGTCGGGTCTTTAATTCCCGCTTCTTTGAACGCTTCAATTCGTTCAACGCATGTTCCGCATTTTCCGCAGTGCAATCGACCGCCCTTGTAGCAGGACCAAGTGAGCCCGAACGGAACTCCCCACAACAATCCGTGCTTCGCGATGTCGGTTTTCGTCGCCTTCAGGAACGGCGAAAGGAGTTTGATCTTTGCGTAAGTTCCGGCTTCGATCGCCGCAGCCATCGGGTCGATAAAATCTTTCCGGCAGTCTGGATAGACAGCGTGATCACCGAAGTGATTCCCAAGAACGATCGCTTCCGCGCCAAGACTCTCGGCGTATCCGGCGGCGATCGCCAACATAATACCGTTCCGAAATGGGACGACGGTTCGCTGCATCGATGGATCTGCGTAATGACCCTCGGGAATTTCTCCTCCGGTTTTCAGGAGGTCACTCTTGAAGGTGTCGGCCACGAAGTCAAGCCGCGCGCGTTGGATCCGAACGTCGTAATGGTCGGCGATTTCCTGTGCCGATTCCCATTCTCGGTCGTTGTGTTTCGAGCCGTACCAGAACGACAGCGCGCCGATGATTGCGTGACCACCGACGCCCTTCGCCCATCCGAGCGCGGCGCTTGAATCCATTCCACCCGACAAAACGACGACGACTTTCATGCCTCTCTCCTAATTTGATTGAATGCATCGACAAGCATTCTCCCGGCGTATGCGGTGGTGAATGCCAAGAACTGGTGAGTGCCGAGATGCTTCTCGACGTCGAGCGACTGGGCGACTCCACTCGCAGCGCTAAGGCGCCGCTGAAAGCTCATCCCGCCCACCCATTTTTTCGGGTCTATGGCCTCGCGCGGGTCCATCCCCAGGCGTTTTATTGCCTGGACCTTTGGGCATTGATCGTTGATGCCCTTGCGAAAATCATCGCGCGAGACCTTATCCCGGTGACCGCGCCCGAGGTAAAGTTGCGCGACACCGAAGCGGGCGCCACCCTCCCATGAAGACGAGTCGCACATATAAGGCTTATAAACTTTTACGAAATCGAAATTGGTGAAGCCGAGCCAGTGAACCTTCCGACCGTTCACGCGTTTCATGATCCCCTTGACGAAGCCCTTATTCCCTTGCGTGCCGACGAGCCCGCCGATTCCGACCACGTCGCTCGTTTTGTAATAATCCTCAAGGACAGATGGGTCTTCTCCGCGCGTGAAAATCGGGACCGGGGTGAAGCCGCGCGCTCGCATCGCTTCGTAGTTCTTGAGGGTGCCGTGGGGGTCACCGACCACATCGAGAGCGAAATAACGCCAGGGCTTGAAGGGTAAGGTTTCAATAAACTTACAGTAGTTATCGAGTTTTATTTCCTTACCGGATTTCCATGCGGTGAACGCCCCAGAGTCGAGAACGAAGCGCACGCGTTTTTCATTCGCGCGAATCAGTTCGATGACTCCTTTATCGACGTAAGGGTATGCGCAAAGAAAGCTGAGCACTAGACGACCTCCACGCCTTCAAGCGAAGTTTCGATGAACGCGCGCTTGAGAATGACCAGAACTTCGTCCTTAATTTCCGGCGGACATTTTACTTTGAACGTGTGCTTGAGCCCGTCGAGATTTTCTTCGGTGTTCGCGACGTGCGATCCGCCTTCGCTGAAGGCGTCGCCGATTACGAGCTCGTCGAGCTTCAGGTCGGTGAAGTCATTATCCTCGAACTCGAGACGGATCTCTTCGAGAAGGGTTTGAAGCCCGTCGGTGAAGTGACCGGAGATGCGCTGATTATTCAGTGTGACGTTGAGCGCCTTCTCCTCGATGAGCGAGAGCGCGACGTGGACGCACGGAACCTCTTTCCATCCGAGTGCGATCGCGGCCGTAAGTCGCTGGTGTCCGCCGACCATATTTCCGGTGGTCATGTTTACGATCACGGGGTCGACCATGCCGAACCGGGTGAGCGAACTCTTCAAGCCTTCCAGGGATTCGGGCGAAATTGCACGGGGGTTATAGGCGGCCGGTTTGAGGTCTGTGACCGGAACAAGTTTTATCGCGAGCGCCATGAAACGCTCCGGGGGATTGGGGAATTCATATTCCAAATTTGCAGTTCTTTTACACAAAAGAGAAGGGGAGAACCCACCTGGACGCGTATAATGTTGTAATCACAAGGGTTTTGACGCGACGAATCTAGTGCCCTAACGCGCGCACGCTCAC